ACTGTTTGGAGTATTGCCATGGCTTTTGCCGATCCTCAGTCAATCACTATCAACGCGGTTCCGTACTCGCTCGCGCGAGTCGGATCGACGAAGCCGTCCCAGGGCGTTTTTGCCACTGGTGACGGGCTCATCTCGATGAGCGTCGCTGACCAGATTGGTAAGCGGGCTCGTCGTACCATCCGCGTCGATCACCGTAAGGTCGCTGCTGATCCGTTCGTGTCTGGTGTAAACCAGTCGTACTCGACGAGTGTTTATCTCGTCGTGGACGCACCCCTCGTGGGGTACACGATCGCAGAGCAGAAGCAGATCGTGGATGCGCTGGTTGCGTATCTCACGGCCTCATCCGGTGCCCGAGTGACCCAGCTGCTCGGTGGGGAGATCTGAGTCGTGCATGTGGTTCATTACCACCGCTGCACGGCTCCCCTCATCGAAGATGCCGAATCTCAGCTAGCCTGTTCGGTCGATCCCAGTGAAATCTGGGTCGACCCTGTGGGTGATACTGTGATCGAAATCACAGCTCGCGATCTACACCCTGATGACGATGTCATCATTGTAGGTTTGCCGCTCGGGGAAGACTGAACTAACGTCGGTACTGCCTGGCTAAGGATTCACTACCCCCAATTAGGAGGAGCGAATGAAAAGCCTGATGGTACTCTGGCAGGTTGTCGCCGAGGAACTCGGCGACAGATGTTGTGCAAACACCATCCGCGATATTCAAACCGTCGCGGAGCGGTCGTCGAACGAGGGGTCGTCGTTTTTCACGATAACCTTGCCGAACTTTGGAAAAGACTTTGAAAAAAGCCTGGACCAGGGATTCGTCAGTCACAACCAGTTTAAGGCTTTTGCCTTTACTGGAGGTCTCCCCCGATTTCTCGGAGGTTTCCTTGACCTCGTTTTCGATCGGTGTGATGGTCGTCTGCTCGCTCAGCCGGATATTGAGGCTATCTTTGCCGTGCGCCAGCTAACGCTGATGTTCGGTAAGATCCTTCTCCCTTGCAGCGATGCTCGGGTTAAGAAGGCCTTGTCTGGCTATGTCGAGATTGAGCAGCAGGTTCGCAAGAGTGACGCTGAGCTCCCCTCGGATCTTCTCGAGGAATTCTCAAGATATGCGTCACTCCCTTGGGGTGATGTCTTTTCCGAGGTTGACAGTGATGTCGCCTACGGTAGACTCATCCCGAAACACGGCCCTGGTTCCACCGCTGAACGCCTAGGCTCTAATGAGCGTTTTGGCCAAAGCGAATGGACAGAGCGTTTGGAGCGAGTATTTCCTTCATCGGACTACTTGATTCCGAACTACAGGTACTCTTCGTACCTCGATCGTGTGAATCTGCTCGAACCTGGATCCGAGAGGCCTGTTAGGGTCATAACGGTTCCTAAAACGCTCAAGACACCTAGAATCATAGCTATCGAACCTGCTTGTATGCAATATACACAGCAGGGAATACTCGAAGCGTTGATTGCCAATCTGGAATCTCCTGTACTTAACGGGAGAAAGAACATTCCCAGTTGGCTGCTCGGGTTCTCTGACCAAGATCCTAATAGGAGAATGGCCCATGAGGGTTCAAGCACAAAGAGTCTGGCCACCCTCGATCTTTCTGAGGCGTCAGATCGTGTCTCGAATCAGTTGGTACGTCGCCTACTTCGTAGTCATCCTCATCTTTACGAGGGTGTCGACGGGTGTAGGTCCCGATCAGCTGAAGTGCCTGGTCACGGCGTAATTCGCCTAGCCAAGTTCGCGTCTATGGGTTCAGCTCTCTGCTTCCCCTTTGAAGCGATGGTTTTTGCCACCGTTATATTTGTGGGAATTAGCAGGGAGCTCGGACGCCGTCTAACCTTGAGGGATATCACTTCCTTCGAGGGCACGGTGCGCGTGTATGGGGATGATATTATTGTTCCCACGCACTTTGCACGTTCCGTTGTCGACACTTTGGAGCTGTTCGGCTTCAAGGTAAATGTCGGCAAGTCTTTCTGGACTGGGTCGTTCAGGGAGTCTTGCGGACGGGAGTTCTACGCGGGCCACGATGTTTCTATCGTGAAAGTTCGCGAATTGCTTCCGTCGCAGCGGACTGACGTCAAGGCTGTAGTTTCCACTGTATCGCTGAGGAACCAGATGTATTTCGCTGGTCTCTGGAAGACAGCGGCATGGTTGGACGCTAGATTGCAGGGTGTTTTGAAACATTACCCTACAGTCCATCCCAACAGCCCCGTGCTCGGTCGTCACACTGTTCTAGACTATTCAGTCGACAAACAGTGTAAGCATCTGCACCGCCCCCTAGTCAAGGGTTATGCAGTTGTAGGTAAGCCACCTAGAGATCTTCTAGATGGTGAGATGGCTTTGCTCAAGTGGTTCCTTAAGCGCGGCGAAGAGCCTTTTGCCGACGAGGATCACTTAGAACGTCAGGGACGTCCCAAGCACGTCGACATCAAGCTTGGGTGGCACCCTCCCTACTAGGGGGGGTGGTGACTTACGTCACTAGAGAGGGGAACGCAGTGCGATCCCCTTCTGGGATGCATTGCGCTTCCACCGGCTTTGGCGTTGAGAGAAGATCCTTTC